AGCTAACATTTCCAGTACCAGATGTAATTGTTGTTACTCTGTCAGAGCCAACAACTGCAGTTGAGGCTGTAAGTCCAGTAGTTGTAATTCTATAAGAAGATGGGTAACGTAAAACAACGATTCCAGAACCACCACTTCGGGGAGTACCAGCAGAACCGCCAGCACCAGCTCCAGTATTAGCAGCTCCGTTAGTTTCAACGGGGGTTCCTCCTTGGCTACCTGCTACACCATTAGTGTATCCAGTAGCAGCACCACCACCAGCAAACCAGGTTGAAGTGTTAGTCCAAGTTTGCTGAAGCCCATTACCAGCAGAGCCTCCCCAGAGTCCTAACTCATTAGAGCTATATCCAGCCCTACCAGCTCCACCACCACCTCCACCACCAGTAGCGCCACCACTTGTAAATCCGTTTCCACCGTTGTTTCCTTGTCCAGGTGTACCAGCAGCTCCTGGGCCATAGGTTAATCCTTGACCACCACCACCAGAACCGACAACCCCGTTTCCACCAGCAACGTTATGAGCTTCGTTGGAGTTTCCTCCACCTCCACCACCCTTAAGTGCTGTAATTGTAGAGAACACAGAATTGTTACCTGGGTTTCCATCGTTTCTAACATTGCTTGGGGTACCTAAAGAGCCAGAACCACCAGCGCCGACAGTTAACGTGTGATTAGTATTAAGGGAAAAAGTGGCACTGCCCGTTAGGAGTCCACCACCACCAGCACCTGCACCAGCAGAAGCACCACCAGCACCTCCACCAGCAACAACTAAATATTGAACGGGAAGAGTGCTAACGTACCACTGTGCCCAAACACCACCGACACGAGTCCAAGCAGCATTAACGGACTTCCAAGTACCGCCAATTTTTACTGATGGGTTGATTATTGCTTTCCAAGCTCCGCCAACCCTTACGTTTCCAGGCAAGTCTATCTCCTTATGGCGTGTATTGTAGCCATACATCGCCATCTATGCCGCCCGATGGAGTGCTGGTTGATAAAGTTATATTCCTTACAACAGTAGAGCTAGTTGAAGCAGTCGTGACTGTGCCGTTTGTTCTAGAAACCAAGGTGCTAGTATCTACTGCTGGTCCTTCTGGCCCAGTCGGTCCCGTTGGACCCGTTGGTCCTTGCTTGCCGATTACTAGACTTTGCCATTGCTCCAAGCCAGAGTCGTAGTACTTTAAGTTAGCCATTATTTGTTTTCCTTATTCGGTTTCGAGTAAATCCCAAGTTACGGTTTCTTCATTCCAAGTGTATCTTTCACCGTCAGTTGGATAAGGCACAGGTGGCTCCCAGATGCAGGTTTCCTCATCAAGTAGCCAAGATTCAAAAGGCTTAGGTGAGATAAAAGCGTCAAGCTCAGCATCATAAGTGTAGCCAAGTCCCGCGTAGTTCTTGCGATAGTTACCGTTGTAGGAAGTTCGCTTACAGACCTGGCCCCTGAAGTTGCCGTACCAAGTTTCAGTATCTAAGCCTTCAATAAGCTCAGTTTCGTCAATGCCAGTGATAACCTCAGTGACAATGTTGTTTTCATTTAAAAATGCGTAATGTGCCATTTTTTCCTATCTATGCAATTTCATTATGCTGCCCAACTGACGTTTCCTGTGCCAGCCGTTATTGTTGTTACTTTATTTGCTCCAACTGTAGCAGTTGAGCCAGTTAGTCCTGCTCCTATTGTAATTGTGTAGCTAGATGGGTATTGAAGGACAACAATACCAGAACTGCCACTAGAGCGACCAACCATAGCCGAACCATTCCATGAGTCAGCGTGGCCTCCAGAACCAGTATTTACAGAAGGGGCAGCGGGTGGTGTGGCATTTCCAGAGCCGTTACCGCCTCTAGCGTATGTTACAGAGCTTCCAGTAATAGTCGAAGCCAAACCAGCTCCACCTTGAGGGGCACCTTGACCGCCAGATGATGGCGAGTTTTGACCAACTGCTGAGGCACCGCCACCTCCTCCACCGTAAACCCATTGTGATACTAAGTAATTTCCAAAACCACCAGCAAATCCCTGAGCAGATGTCCCTGACCCACCAGCCTGCGAACCGCTTGAAGAAGAGCTACCTCCACCACCACCAGAACCACCTGAAGCTCCAGTAAAGTTTGATGCTGCAGTTCCCGCACCACCACCGCCGCCTCCAATAGAAGTAATAGTGCTAAAAACTGAGTTGAATCCACTTGCACCATTAGGGGAGGTAATACCACCACCAGCGCCTACAGTAACTGTATAGCTTGCGCTATTGAATAAAGTTAGTTGAGTTTCTGCAGCCGCTCCCCCACCAGAAGAACCAGTAGATGTCCTAAAACCTCCAGCACCACCACCACCGCCACCACTTCCACTGCCTGCACCGCCCGCAATAACTAAATAGTTAATCAAAATGGGTGAAGGGGTACCAGCTATGTTTCTTCGTCTTTGGTAATCTAATATTTCAGAGCTGCTTAAATTTTGTACAGCCATAATTAACTCGTTATTTCAGAGCCAAATACACTGAAGCTTAAGTTTGCTGTGCCAGCGTAGACAGTGATAATATCAGTAGCTGCTAGCGTAATTCCAAGGGTAATGGTCGTAGAGTCTGCTGCACTAACAGCAACATCGTAAGCAATGTAGTGCTCGTTGGATATTGCTGCTCCAGCTGGCCTAATTGCAATCCTGTAAGTTGCTGAAGTACCAACCCTGTTGGCAACAACAATTGTAGAGACCACTGCGCTAGTAGCAGAGGGCACAGTGTATAGGTTAGTGTTAGTAGTAGCTGATGGTGCAGACTGTCCTAGCACCTTGTAAGTTGTTGGCATGTTATGCTCCCATCAATAAGAATGAATTAAAATTTGCTTCGCCAGCAGGACCAGCGGGACCAGCGTCTCCAGCGGTACCTAGCCCCTGCCACACGCTACCAGTCCACTCCCAAGTAATGTCACCAACTGTAAATAGTTGACCAACTGTAGGGGAGTTTGGGAAATCAATCGCTGCCATAGTTATATTATACCTTATCTTAGAGTGCGGCTATTTCGTCATCGGTTAGGCCGAGTGCGGCTAACTTAGCAAGAGCGGATTGACGAGCAGCTAACTTGGCTTCTTGCTCTGTAAAATGAGATTGTTCGCTGGCTTGGTCAGCAAGATAAGCTTCGTATTCCTCGTCAGTCATTTCTCTAACAAGGTCATCTATTTGAATGTTTGGTTTAGTCATTATGCCTTCTTGTATCCGTAAACTCTAATTGTTCCGCCTGTGATAGTCCCAGTGCCCCTAAAAATAGTAAAACTTGTGTAGCTTGTTGAATCATTTAAGTAACCACCCGCAACAAGTTGTCCGCTACCAACCCAAATAGCACGGTGGGTCATGTATGTCAACCTTGTTTGGAATGGATAAGATAAGTCAATTTCTAACCTAGTAGCCCCGTCTGTTCTAGATTCTCCAGGTCTCCATCTATCGCCATCTCCAGCATAATTTATTAAGTTACCCGAAAAGTTAAACCCACCCCAGGACCAAACGTAATTTGCGGTTGCTGAACCTAGTCTAAAATCTAAACCAGCATTAGCAGATGCTACGCTATCGGTTAAAATAATTTTGTAATTGTCGTATGCCGAGCTAAATGCATCGGTTACGGTAACAGTGGAAACTGCTGTTCCGATTGTTTGTGTTTTGATTAGCTCTAATCCAACAGGAGACGGAGTAACCCACTGAGTTGCGTAATCAGTAGAGTTTGACTTAGCCAGTACCTGACCAGTAGTTCCACCAACTGGAACAACTGCAACAATGTTTTCCCAGGCTGTTGCGTAATCTGCACTAGAGGTCTTTGTGAGAACTTGTCCGTCTGTGCCACCAGCAGGCACAGGTACATCTGGAGTTTCATCTGTGTCTAACCAAAGAACATCAGTAGAGGCTGGCTCGCTAGTTTGAATAGCTACACCAGCAGGCCCTTCTGGTCCAGCAATTCCAGGGTTTAAGTCAACCCAAGTGCTGTCGTAATAGATGTAAGCCCTACCATCGGTAGAGTTAAACCAAACGTTTCCTTCATCTGGGCTAGCTGGTGCAGTCTCGGAAATCTCCACAGAAGCACCGCCAGAAGTATAATCAAGCGCTGTCCAAGCTAAAGAACCATTACCAATCTTAAGCTGGTTAGTGTCTGTCTCAAAACCAATCTCACCAGAGGCAAGAGTAGGGTCAGTGGAAATCCAGTTTGCTGCGGTATCCCTACGTACTTTTATTACAGTTTGTGCTGGCATTTAAGCGCTGCCTCCGTCTATGATGTTAGTCCATTCAGTGTCGTAATCTGTGCTACTTGATTTTACCATAAAATCATTGGCTACACCACCAGCTGGAACGCCTTCTCCAGTTGCGCCCGTAGCTCCAGTCTCACCAGTAGCACCTGTGGCTCCTGTTGCACCTGTTGCACCTTGCAAAGCAAGTGGGAACCAGTAAGTGGAAGATTCAGTAGGCTCATTGCCAACGGGAGGATTACCAGAAGCAAACCAAGAAGCACCTTCCCAAAAAACCGCGTCATTATTTACGTAATCAATCTCATCATCCCAAGTGCCTTGCCACTCAATACCAGTAGCACCAGTTGGTCCTACAGCACCAGTTTCACCTTGGATACCCTGGATGCCCTGTTCACCCTGCTCGCCTTGTTCACCCTGTATTCCTTGAATACCCTGGATTCCTTGGATTCCCTGAATACCCTGAGGTCCAACTATTACTGGCGTTCCATTTGATTCTGCTACTGGCGCAAGAACAGCTAGGTCAACCGATGTGCCACCAGGTAGCGAAAAGCTAAAAGAGGAAAGTGGTACTGGTGTTCCGTTTTCATCTGCAAGCCTAAACTCAGCTTCCCAAGTCCAGTTAAGTGGGTTTAAATCTGTGTCATTAGTTGCTACTAATCTTATGCCTCTATCCCCTGTGTATCCACAAAGGTATCCTTCAGAGTCAAGAACTGCTTCAACGCGGGATGGCAAAATAGTTACAGGAGCTGGGCTTGCTGTAATATCTTTTAGGTTAGCAGGGGAAGCCGTGAAGAATACGCTACCTTGGGCTGGTACAGCATCTGGCTCAGGACCAGAATCTGAACTGTCTGCGTAGGCAAGTAAAAAACGACCTACTACTGTTCCATAACTTATGTTGCTAGGTAAAGACATTTAACTCACCAACCCTGCTACTGGAGCAATTGTAATTAAATCAACTGTGGAGCCACCAGCTAAGCTCATCGTGTGACTTGGTATGCCACGAATTGCTGCACCATCGGCATCTGTAAGTAAATAGTTAACTTCCCAAAGCCAGTCAACTGGGTCATTGTCTGCGTCATCTGTTGCCATAAGTCTCACAGATGGTAATTCATCTGGGCCACAAAGATAGCCATTAGAATCAATCGTGCAGGTAACCTGAGTTGGAATTAAAGTTACTGGAGGTACACTTGTTGCGTTCCTAAGTTTTTCAACCAATGGAGTAAAGATGATGTTTCCACCAGCTGGTAATCCGTCTGGGAAAAGGTTTGCATCTACACCATCTGCATAAGCCAACAGGTAACGCCCGACAACAGTGCCGTAAGAAACGTTGCTTGGAATGTTAGTCATTATAAGTCTATTCTATCATAACTAGGCTGAGCCGCCATCAATTGATATTATTACTGGGTCAAATGTTTTAGCTTTCCAGACTACACCAGTCCAAATCCAAGTTCTTAATCCAACGGTAAACTCATCGTCTACCTCTGGGTTATCGGGGAAGTTAATTTCCATTATTAAACGCTATCGGGCTTAGGGTACTTTGCCTTAACTGCCTGGCAAGCTGTAATGTAAGCCTCAATCTGAGCTTGGTCAGCCTTAGCAACTCCGTCAAGGTAGTCGGTGATGGGTGGGTACTCAGGCGCACGGAGGCGCTGGTACTCAAGTGCATCGTAATCTGCCTGCAGTCTAGCTACCTCGGCAATGCACTCTTGCTCGGTTGGCTGAGTCTGTTCTTCATCTAGCCAGTTAAGGCCAGTGTAGTCATCCCCATTTAGAGTCCACTGTGCGCCTGGGGTTAAAGATACTAGCGCTTCTACTATTCCAAATATTCTGTTCATTTTTTCCTTACTGTGCGATTTCCATTACCGTAATTGATGAATAACCTCTGGAGTCATTATAGGCAGTATCTCTGTCCAATTGAGTAATGTTTACCCTTACAACTAAAGAGTTTGAATCTGCACCAATTTGAGCTTTATACGTAACTGGTAAAAGCGTATTTGGCTGGTCAATAATGTTTCCTCCAATTTGAGCTAAGTGAACAGTTCCACCACCACCAGAAGCCATATAAAATTGACCTAAAGACCTTGGCCTACTGCCTGCCGCGTCCCCGACCCCAATGTCTGAAAAAGTTCCAGAAATACCACGAACTATTTTTGACCTTATAACTGTAGAGTCTGTGGTTCCTGCTCCTTTTATGTCAGCCATTACCAAGAATCTACTATTAGCAAAGCGTGGAGTAATAGTAACGGATAGACCTGAGACATCCATCCAGACAGCTCCAGGAGTACCAGCAAAAGTGTCTGTTTTAGCAACAGACACAACCTGCAAAATAGTACCGTAAGTTTGCCCAAGGCTGTTTTGCCATTTATCAAATCTCATTGTTGATGTCATAATTTCCTAAAGTGTCTGAAATTCTGTAACTCGTAAAACAGA